AGCCTTCGCGCGGAAAGGCCGGCGCAGGAACACGCCACCCATCCCAATAAAAGGTTCGACGTAGCAGCCATGCGGGATCACCGCGATCCGTTCGATGATCCGCTTCGCGAGCAGTTTTTTGCCGCCCATCCACGCGGCAACGGGCACCGCAGGACGCGCAGGCGTCAGTTCAGCCGATAACATTTACGCAACCTCTTTACTGTAAGCCCCCCTTTGCCGGCCCGGCGCGGGCGGGGCGGGTTTTCCCGTGAGAGGTGCTTTCTCTCGGTTCCAGGCCGTGTCAGCGGCCAGGACCCCCGCCTAGCCGGGCAGGGATGCCATCACGGTAAAGCTGCTTTGATCCACGGCGGCGCGCGGCGTGGTGCAGCTTGATTTCACGGTCCAAACCCCGGCTTGGTCCGCGACCACATAGCCAACCCACTGATTAGCTACGGCAGGGTCCGCCTGGGCAGCTACGCTGACCAGCGTTCCATCCGGCTTCTTCACCCGGAAGGCCACGCCGCCGGCGGCCAAAGGCAGGCCATCAATCCCCAAAAACACCACCCGCAATTCGACGGATTGGCCCTGCCAATAATTCATGCCGGTCATGATCCACCCAATCCTTTCGTTGAAATTCGCCCCTTTGGCGCGGCGGCCAGCTCCTGCACCGCCAAAACGGCAGGCCTCGATCCCTGACGGGCCAACTGCGCGTGCCGATGCAGCGCGCGGGCAAATGCCGCCGCACCAGAGGACTGCGCAATGCCAACCGCGCTACCCGTCAAAAGCAAATCACCGGCGGCACTTGCCGTGATGGGCACCGCGCCGGAAGCACTGCCGGTCAAAGGCATCGTGCCGAGCGCCGCGCCCAGGATCGGTGCGATGCCTGTCGCTGAACCGATAAGCGGCAAACTGCCAAAGCCCGTCGCGGCAAGCGGCACCGCGCTGGTCGCCGCCCCCGCCAAGGGCAGACTACCGGCTGCCCCACCTGCAATCACCACGGCGGCAATCGCAGCACCAGAAAGCGGCACAGCGCCAGACGCCGTTCCTGAAAGCGCAGCGTTCCCCAGGGAGCCCGCGGCAGAGCCAGTTAAGGGCAGGCTTCCCAAAGCTGCGGCCTGAACCAGCGCCGCGCCGATCCCACTGCCCGAGAGAGGCAGGCCGCCAGAAGCATCGCCGGCGATACCTACGGCGCCAGTCGCGCCCCCGGAAACCGCCAGCGTACCGCTGGCGCTACCCGTGATCGACGCACCACCGACAACACCTGCCGCGCTACCCGAAAAAGGTAGAACGCCCGCGGCAGCGCCAGAAATGCCACCCACACCGCCGCCCGACGCGGGCTGATTGAGCAGCAGTATCAGCATGGCTTACGCCCCCCTGGGCGGCGCTACCGGCTTATAGCGAGATAGAAAACCTGCGCGGTGCTTGAGGGAATGTTCATCAGAAAGCCAAGCTTCGTCGGATCGTCAATCAGGAAGGACATTGCGCATTTTCCACCCGCGGCCGCAGTGCTCGGCGGAAAAGAAAGGAATGTGCCCGATTCCAAAACCCGGTGCTTCATGTCAAAGCGCGCGAACCGCTGCGTTCCGTTCACACACAGATGCAAAAACCGGCCTCCCATTGTCACCGGGTCTTGGGCGCCGCTCGTGCCGGTGGTGAAGGTTTGCGCCTTCCCGCCATACCAAATATCCGGCTGCCAAACGCCAGTGGCCGCACCAGCGATGTCCAAAATATCAATCGCTTGGCTGTTGCCGCCGCGAACACGGTAGATATGAGAATGCCGCGCTGCCTTCTGGCCATCCGGCACAATTCCAAAATTGCCAGCAACCACAACCCCGGCGCCACTGGCCGCAGCCGGCGCGGCAAAGGTGGTGGTGTCCCAAGTACCTGCCGCAATGTTGTGCGTATAGACGAATGCCGAACCAGTGAAGAGCAGGATTTTATCGTCATCATACTCAACCACGAATTTGGCGCTCGAAGAAGGCGTGACTGTCCAGGCCGGCACCGTGAACACACCCGCGGCGCCGCTGGTGTGGGATGTGATCCTGCGCCGCTGGCCTGCCGCTGTGACGTTGACGGTATCTTCCACAATCCTGATCTGGAAATTCCGGTATTCGTCGGCCAAAAGACCGGCAGGCATCCCGCTGCCGGTAATGCTGGTTGAACTGGCCGCCGTGGCCTGGATGCAATTTTTCAGGTTGGCTGTCGCGCCGCCGTTGACAAAGCCCTCGCCTGGCTTCCGATCATTCGGCACATAATCTTCGCTCATGTGGAACAGCGCGCTATCGGTCGCAACCGCAAGATTGGTGACGCCAAGGTTCCCGCTGACCGTGTTGGTCGCCGGATCGTAGTATTTCCACTGCCCTGCCGCCGCAGTGCCGGGGTTGAGCATATAAACCCTGCCTGACCGGATTTCATAAGAAGAACCAGCAACCGGCGTAAAACTCAACGGCGAGGATAACTCCACAATCGGCTGCACGCCGCCGGTATTCCCAATGATTTTCCGCGTTTCCACCTTGCCGCTGCCGCCCGCGCCATTATCAATGACGCGGATGGTGTAGCCCTGCATATCGCCACGGTTGGCGAGCGCATTCGCAGCGGCCACAATGCCGATGGTCAGCGTGCCCGATGTCGCGCCCGCATTCGGGCAGGCGAAAGTGTAGCTTGTGCCGGACGGCACCGATACAAGCGTCGCCATCCCCAATGGGATCGCTGCCAAGTCCGAAGACACCGCAACCACCACCTGCTGCCCGATTGCGAAGCCGTGCGCCGCAGCCGTGGTGACAGTGGCGACCGCGCCACTGCGCGTCCAGGTCGCGGTTGAATAGGCGACGTTGTTAAAAAGCCCATCAAGCGGAAGCAATGAAGCCGTCGCGCCTGACAGAATTTTGGACCGTGGCCCGTGCGACGGCGCGAAAACGGCTGCTGATCCCGCGCCAACCGTCCCGGCCAAGCCGGGCGATGTCAACGGAACAAAATCATTGGTGACAGCGTCCAGCCGATCTAAAACGCTGGAAGCACGCAGAAGATAGATGCTTTTCATCCGATCTGCGTCGGTGTTTGTTAGGTCGTAGGCAAAAGAGACACCGGCAGACGCGCTGCCAATCGCGGGCGACCCAGGGCGCCACGCCGGTTGATCCAAGACGCTTTTGAAATCGAGTATGGTTGTCATTCTACGGCCTCATAACCTTCGAGAGTTGCCAAAACGACCGGAAGCGAGCCGTCATCTGGGTAGAAAACGAACTCCCAGGGGTGGACGTCCCGCGTTTCGCCTGGGTGGGCGTAGATCAGGGCTCGGCCTGTGTTTTGCGACACCACGGTGCCGGTCTGGCCTTCGGGCGATCTATATTTCATGTGATCCTCGCGCGCACGGATAGCTGCCAGGCGGTCATCATATTATCCAGCACCAGGCTAGTCGCCGTGACGCCGCCCACCTGGGATAGGTTTGTCACACCCTGAACAGTGCCGAGGGTGCCAGATGCGATGGCTACCGAACCAGCATTCACGTTCGCCGGGATATAAACCCGCATGGCGCCAACCGATGGATCAAACGACATCGGGTTTGCGATTTGCTTGAGCGCAGCGATCAGTGCCGCGCTTTCCGCCGCGCCAAGCGCAATCACCTGGCGGTGTTTGCCATCCGGCTGCTGAAGCGTCTCGACAACCTCCCCAGTGCCGGGAAGGGTTACATTATCACCCATGCTCAGGTCCCCTCATTTTTCATCCACCGCAAACCAGACCATTCGCCGCGACCAAAACATCAGGCGCCCCCCGCAGTCAGCGTGAAGGACGTGATGTTCACCTGCTGCCCAACAGCGAAAGAAGTGTTGTCCAGCGTCATATCGCCGCCACCACCCGTCGCCGTCACGGTGCCCTGCATATGGCAAGTGGCGCCTTGATTGATGCGGAAGTGCGCAGCCGTGCCAGCCGCATCAGCAGAAGCATCCTGCCAAGTGCCCAGCAACGTCTTGGCGCCAGAAGCAGCCGCTGCCAGCCAGTCAGAAGGCAGGGTCATGGTCGCCAAAACCGTGCCGGTCGCAGCGGCCGCGCAATTCGCCGGAACCGAACCACTGCGAATTTCCAGCGTGGGTGCTGCGCCAATGGCGGTTTCGATTGCGTCCAGCGCCGCATTACGGGCAGCCACCGAAAATTGGAAAGCCATGTCAAACTGTCCCTTTGATTGTCGTCGCCGGTCCGCCCGATGCAGACCAACCGTCTGTGATCTTCATTTTTCACCATCCTGGGGCGGCAACCGCACCCAAACACCCGCGGCAAGGCCCGCAACACCAGCGGCCAGCACCAGGCCAAACAGCAGGGCGTCCGCACGGCTTATGGCCACCGCCAGCGCGGCGCCGGCGGCGACAAACGCCGCATCCTGGATGCAATCCCGCGCCGCCGCCCAATCAGGCGCGCGCAGGTAATCCGGCAGTTCCTTCATCAACGCATAGCCGTAAGCCGCGATGGCAAAGGCCAAGGCGTCCGGCAGCAGGAAGGCCAGCGCCCCTGCCAGCGCCACACCAATCATGGCATGGGCCAGCTGCGCGGCAGCCCAAGCGAACCAATCTGCCTTTTGCGCGCTGGGTCGCGCGAGTTCATTCAAAATCAGGCGAAGCTTGCCGTTCATTCGATGGCCCCGGCGACGGCAAAAACGCCGTCAATCTGTTCATCGGTGGCGATATTCGCGCCCACCACCAGGGCGAACATCGGATCCGACCGCAGCATGCGCGTGATGCCTGCGAATTTGAGTTCCGCTTCCATCTTGGCTTGCGCGGGCAGGCCAGCAATCGCCAGCGCGAAGGCAGGCGGCATGATGCGCGCCTGCACGGCGGCGAGCGCTTCGGGATGGGAGATGAATTCCAGCTTCCACGCCGCCATCATGAATTGCCAGAAGCTCACATCCGTGACGGGCGGCGGCGGCGGTGGCGGTGGCGGCGGCTGAAGTGTTGGCCGGCCATCGTCACTAGCAGCGATCTGATAACCCGCACCCTGTCCCAACATCAGCTGAGCGTACTCGTCATCAGTGATGGCGACCGCGTCGGGGGGTAAGGCTTGGCCATGCATGGAAAAATTATAAAATCCACGCGTACTTGGTGAATAGAACATGCCGCCCTGTAGCGACCGCCACCCCTCGTCAATAGCCGTGATCTGGTCGCCTGCCCCCTGCCCCGCCATCAGCTGAGCCAATAGTTCATCAGTGATGGTGAAACCCGCTTCTTGTCCCGCCATCAGCTGCGGCAGCATTGCATCAGGGACGGGGACAGCATCAGGGGGCAAGGCATTGCCTTGCACGGCCGCATTATAAAATCCACGCGTGCTGGGTGAATAAAACATGATTACTGCTCCTATCGACCGATTGCGAAAAGATACGCCGGGACGGAATTAGTGCCCGGACTATTATCCACCATCGCTGTGGTCAGTCCGACAGCGCCCACGGAAAGAATCTCAGCGGTCGGCACTGTAGTTGGATTGGCTGCTGGCCAAACGCCGAAAACCGCAGACGGAAAGGCGATGGGATAAGTCCAGGTCACTGCCGCAGATGTCGGCACGACAACTGAACCCCATTGCAGGATTAATCCTCCAGGCAGCGTGATATAGCCGCTCGCCGCCAATGAACGCCCAAGCGCGCTGCTTTCGGAAAGCACGTACCAAGCGTTGAAGCCGCTCGACACGATAGACGCAGCAGATTGCCGCGGCAGCGTGGTCGATGTCCCGCCACCAAGAAACAGGTCCGACCCCGCACGCTGAATAGTCACGGTATTTGCCGTGCCATCTATCCGGATAAAATCGAACCTGACCGGCCTGTTGTTGGCAGCATTCCCGGCAGGCAGCGTGATTGTGATCGGTCCACTGGTTGCATCGACCACCACCAAGCCTGCCTCGTCGGCGGTCAGCGTGTAATTGACCGTCACGGCTGTGTATGCGCCAGCAAATAATCTATCGAGCGATTTTCGCACCTGCGCGACATCTGAACCGCTCGGCGTAATTCCGGACCGCGAAATCAGCGCCATCAGTTCTTCCTGAACGCCGTTGAACCATTCAAAACCCGGCACCGTAGCGGGCTGGCCAAGGCTCGGATTACCCCCAGTGAAAAAGCCAGGTGTGCCGCCCGCAGGCGCTGCTGGCTGGGTGGCTACGGCGCTGGATCGATTAACGCGCTGCATGGACTTTTCCTTTATGCATAACTGAAGATCGGGACGGTATGGGCGGGCGCAAAGCGCCTAATCGCGCATTCATAGACACCGGTGCGCCATTGGCTGAGCGGCGTTTCGCAGCCATCTTCGCTGGTGAATTCCACGACAAGCTGCGCGCCACCCGCCACCTGGAAGGCGTGCGCCCAAGGGTCATCGGACAGCGCGGCTTCGCAGCCGTCTTCGCAATCATGCGGGGTGAATTCCGTCAGCGTGACGGTATCGCCCAGGCGCGCCGCCAGGCCGATGATGGCCGCTGGCGTGGGTTCAAAGCGTTCGATCAGCCGCGCCAGCACCCGCGCGCGGCGTTCTTCCACGGTCGCGATGTAAAGCTGATCTGCTGCGCGGGTGGTGACCGCCGGCGCACCAACAGGTGGAAGCATCAGGCTGGTGGCAAAGGCCCCACGCTCAATCTGCGGTGCGCCGAAGCGAATAATGCCGGATACCGGCTGGCCGGCGCTGAACGGCCAGAGGAAGTACGGCATCACATACACGACGCCCGGCGTATTGGTGATGACAGCGGGGACTGATGCGCGCGTTAAGACCGCAGGCAGAGCGGCCACTTCAAACTGCGCCAGCGCAAAGGACAGAAAGTCTCCCGCCGCATCGCGTTGATCAAAAACTATGCTTGTTTGACCCAACCCGACAATGCCGATGCCTTTATGAAAAAACGAACACACCCAGGTTTGGCCTGTCGCTGCGGGGATCACGTTTGGAAATTCCACAAATAAGGCGATTGACCCATTGCCCGACGGCGTTCCTGACACACTGAAATCAAAATACGGCACACCGCCTTCAGTGCCTGTGCCGATGATCGAGACAGACACGCCGCTTCCAGCGGCTGGATTTGTGCTGATAGCCATAAAAGCCGGCGGCAAACCCGGCGTCCCTGGGACTGCGGACTCAAGCCGTGGATTTCTGATCCAATTTTTGCCTTCGGGCTCCACCAGCACGGCTTCCGTCCGCTGGCCCAGCGCATCATATAAATAGCGTGGCTCATCCACCGCCGCTTCGCGCAGCGTGCCCGTTCCATTGAAATACCAAGCATTGGATGCCCGGCTGAATTGGAAATTAGGATAGCAGATATCAGGCAGGCCAAGCGCGCGTTCCCAGTCCGTCAGCATCTCCGTTGTACGCGCGGGGTCGCTTTCCAGCAGAAGCGCTTCCACCCGGCCATCCACCCGCGCCAATTCCGCCGCCGGCACGGAAAGCAGCCGTTCCAGCCGTGAACCAGGTTCACGCGCCAGCGCGTCACCCGGCGGCAGCAGCCCGATCAATTGCGAAAGATAAGCGCTGCTATCCATGCGTCATGCCCAGGTCACGGTGCCGAGCGTGGCAATAGTGCCCGCCGGCAGGGTGATATCGGCGGTGGGGGTGATCAGCACATGCGCCACTTCCCCCAGCGCGCCGCTGATGGCCGACGAAATGCGAGAAATGCGGATCACGCCGCCCGGTTCCGCTTCTCGCACAAAGAAATCGGTCAGTTCAGCCAGCACCGCCCCGCGGATCGCAGCCGTATCAACAGCCAAGTCAATCGTCAGCGCCACGGCCTGCGTGGCGGGGGCGAATACCGTCACTGCCGCAGTGACAGGCCGGCGCAGGTTCAGCGCAGCCTGCACCGCCGCCACCAAGGGCGCGGCTGGAATGGCGCCACCCGTGGTCAAGAAAGCCACGCCAACCGTGCCCGCGCCAAGCCACAAGGGATAAACCCAGACCTTTTCCACACCCGCCACGGCCAGCGCCCAGGTCACATAATCATCCTTGGCGCCACCAGCAGGCGGTGTCTGAATGCGTTGCAGCAGCCGCGCGCGCAGGCTCGCATCGCCCTCAGCATCCACGCCTGCGGCAAGCCCGCCAGCGGCCACCACGGCGCTGGGCTGAATGCCCGCCACGGGCGCCACCAATTGCAGCGCCACACCCGCCTGGCTATTGCCCGCAGCCCCCGCCACACGCGCGACAACATTGCCGATGCCCGTGCCACCGCCGCCAATCGTGACACTCGCCGCCAGCAGGTAGCGCGCATCATCGCCGCGACGAAGTTCCGCGGACGCTGGCACCAATGCACCCGGCGTGCCGGTGAAGGTCACCGCGCCGATCGCCGTGGTCGCGGCGATGCGCGTCAGTCCCCAAATCGCCGCGTGGCGCGCCAGCACTTCATCTTCCGCCGTATCCGGCAGGATTTGCAGCGCTGTCCATTCGACGTAGCCGTGCAGTTCGTGGCTGGCGATGGCCATGGACCGCACCAGAATTTCTTCCACGGAACGCCGCAGCCGCGCATCCGCACCCGGCAGCGCGACCGCAATTTCGGCGCCCATACGGTTGCGAATTTCAGTGGGGGAAGGGCGCGCAAAGGGCATGGTCAGAGCCTCATCGTAAATTGGCTGGTCTCGATGCCGCCTGGCGTAGCAATGTTCACGTCAAGGCCCAGCACGCCGCGCGCGATCCAGACAGCGGTGACGGAAACCCTGGTGGCCAGCCCAGCTTCCACCAGCCAAGCCAAAGCCTCAGTCGCGTAATCTTCGGCGCGGCGGCGGGTTTCTTCAGTCTGTTTTTCGCGGCGCAGCAGCCAAAGCCGCGACCCTTGCCGATCCTCTGGCGTGAAGGCATCCCCCACCCAGCCGCGCCGATGGCCTTCCGCGCCATCATCAGGCCGCGCACGGGCATCCAGGAACAGCGACAGCACCACGGAAGTTTGCAGCCCATCATCGCCCGCAAGCGCGCCGGTGGCATTCAGCGCCAGATCGGCGGCGCCCACCGCGTCATTCCAGGAAAGCGCGATCATGGCTGCATCAGCGGGTTCGGGCCCGGGCTCGCGCCATGAACATGCGTGTTATAGTCCGCGCGCATGCCATTCATGGACATGCCACCAGAAGCCGCGCGGTCGCGGATATCGCCCATGACATCCAAGGCGCCGGTCAGTTCCACCAAAGGCGTTTCCAGCGTGATCTTAGTGTCTGCTTTAATGGTGATTTCATCACCCTCAATTTCGATGGTCCGGTCCGCCTTCAGCGTGATCTTGTGGCCGGTCTGATATGAATAAATGCAGACGTCACCCGCCTGCATAGCTGTTGGCCGATACCGCCGATCATCCGCGCCGATAATAACCGGATGGTCGCGATTGCCGCCGACGCAGACCACCAGCACATCCGCGCCGGGCAGCGGCACGGCGGAAAATCCATACGGTTGGATGCGTTCCACATTATCGCGCGTCTCACCCGCCAGCAGCATCACCTGGCTGCGTTGCAGCCCATCGGCATCATTCACCGGGCCGAGCGTGCCACGGCCAATCGCCAGCATCACGCGGCGCTGCAAAGGGGCGATGAAGCGCTTCATATCGTCCAGCGTCATTCGGCTACCCGCTTCCAGGCGTCACGATCATTCTCGCGCGTTTCGATCCTGGTCTCGAATGGCCCGCTTTCGCCACCGCCGCCGCCCTTGCCGGGTTCAGGCAGCAGGGCATAGGCATCCACGGGGGCCACCTGCAATTCCGTGACCGTGCCCTGATCTGTCAGGCTGAAGACCACATTGGAAATCAGCAATTCGCGTTCCAATTCCAGGAAAGCGTCTTCCACCCAAACCTTCGTATTGGGCATCCACAGATTGCCGGATGACCCGCGCCAGCCCGGCACGGTGTAGCGCACGCGGCGCGACTTCCCCGCCGCCACCCGCACTTCATGCGTCGCGCGGTCCTGAAAGGTGACGCCTTCGCCCTGCGCTTCGGCCAGGATCACCTTCGGGCGATGGCGGAGAATGTCTTCATCCCTCGCGCGCGCTTCGCCCTGGCTGGCTGAGGTTTCACCCTGGGCCTGGCCACGCACCACCACCAGGTTGTGGCGTTCAGCTGCCTCGAAGCTGCCATTCGCGCGCAGGATATTGCCATCCTTGCCGCCCAACCGCAGCGCGCCGGCGGCTTCACCACCTTCGCCAGCCCGCGTCAGGATTAGCGTGCCCAGGCCATCCCCGGTCGCGATCACCGCGCGTTCGCGTGCCGCGCGGGCAATCGCTTCCCAAGCCGCTTCTCCGGGTTGGATGGAAAAGCGCGGGAAGGGTTTGCCCAGATCAGTCTCGGCGCGGACTTCTATCTCATAGGGTTCGGCGATCCGCCGCGCCGCTTCTTCCAGGCCGATATTGGCCCATTCATAAGGCCCATCCACCGTTGCGGCGCAATCCACCAGGTCGGCGGTGACTTCGCGTCCGCGTACCGTCAGCGTGTGGTTCGTGGCGTCGTAGCTGATATCCAGCGCGTCCAGATAGCCCTTCACCACTTCATCGCCTTCAAGCGTCAGCAGGAATTCCGCACCAGGCCGGATGCTGCGCGCAATCTGCGCGGCATCTTCGGCGCCCGCCCAGCGTTCCGCCAATTCGATGGAAATTTCCGCCGCCGCCGCATCAAGCCCCAGGCTGCACTTCATGCTACGCCAGCCGCGATACATCAGGCCACCGACAATCAGCGCCACGTCGGCAGCAATGGCGGCGCTCATGCCAGCACCTCAATCGGGCTGCCGGCAGGCACGAAGCCGGGGTGGCGCACGCGGTTGCGCGCGGCCAAGGCAGCGCCGCGGCCAAAGACATCGGTGATACTGTCGCCATCTAGTTGATACGCGATCACCGTCGCGGGCATCACGCCTGGCAATTCAAGGCGCTTGATGCGCGGTAGGGGTGCTGCGCGCTGCGCCAAATCCGCCGCCATGGAGGCGCGAAGCGCCATCAGGCTTTGCCACACCGCATCCCAGCCGAGAGCAGCCACACGATCCGCCGCCGCAGCCAGCGCGTCCGAAACACGGTCCCGCGCTGCCATGGCTTCATCGCGCGATGCCCAGGGCACCGCCGCTGCCGCGCGGGCGAATTCACCGGCGAACATCGCCGCCGCCATCACGCCCAGCGCTTCATTTGCCGCCACCAATTGCTGGCGCGCGGGCGTGGTGGGCTGGGTATTGCTGGGCTGCGCGAAATACGCAGCCGGCGCCACCTCATAGAACCGCGCCGTGGTGAAGATCGGGCCGAAAATCACCATGGTACTATTGCCAGGATCGAAGGGATTATCCGCTATCGTCGCCGTGACAGAAGCACCGCCCACGCGGTGGACCAGATTAAGCGTTTGCGCCTGGCTGAATGGCAGTGGGATAAATGTGGCGTTCGATCCCGCATTTAACGTCGCGAAAAAGTAAAAGCCTTGCCAATTCGCCGGCTGGCCCAAGACGAGCGCAGACGCGTCTGGCACCAATTCCTGGCTGGTCAGTACGCCCAGCGCTTCAAAGGCCGGCATGGGCGCCGCATCCGCGCCCCGCGTCAGCGCCGCGCGCCCGCCCGCCTGGGCCGAGACTTCACGCGCTGCCGTTGCCACTGCCAGCGGCACGGCGGTGTCAGACACAATCGCCGCATCATTCATGCTGGACAGCGCAGCCACACTGCCAGCCGCCGCCCCACCCTGGCCGGTATTGGCAAGCGCGCTTTCAATGGCGCCGGCAATGCCCATCACGCTGGCCTTGAAGCTTTCAATCACAAAATCGGCCGCGGCGCGCATGTAGCGGTATTCGGCATACGCAGCCTGGGCGGCGGTCAGCAATTCTTCAGCATCGGCCAGCACACTGCCCAGGCCATCTTCTTCGATCACCGGGGCGGGCTTGGTGCCTGCCTTTTCCACCCGCAGCGAAATCCGCGCCACGCGCGCTTCATTCACATCCAGGCTGATCCGGCAATCTTGCACCACCACCTGCATTCCACCCAGCCAGGGGTGCAGCAGCGTGGCCACTTCCGGGTCCGCAGCCGCGCGGGCAAAGGCGCGGGCCTGCAAGACAACATCGGCGCCGATCAGCAGGCCTTCGATGGAAAAGCTACGCGTCTTGGCGCCCAGGTCCTCGT